CTCGTATGAGAAGCCGTATGAACTTGCTTGGGATTAACCAACCAATTAATCAACCTAATTTTCTTCAGTCTATTGTTGGGGGATTTCAAACAGGACTTTCTCTACAAAACCAGCTTAACAGATACAGATTTGATCAAGGAAGAGTGGCATCAAATCAAGCTCCTCCACAACCCGTTGGTCCGTTTAATCCTAACTATGGTCCATTTGATGCGGACGGTAATTACATAGAAGAAATGGCTGATGAAAGGTTTGGTCTTAATCTAGAATCAAACAACAGTAATTTAAGTTAAACACATGGCTAAGAAACCAAGAACTCAAGTTGACTACAATCCAGGTCAAGCAAGCCTCCAAGGGGGCGTAGGGGCTTCAGAAGGAAACTACAGAGTAGCTGTAGCACCTACACCAAAGACTAATGCTGCCCTCCAGTTTGCTTCGTTTATTAATCAAGTTCCTAACGTAGCCGGTCAATACACCAATTACATCGAAGCTATTGGTCAAGAAAAGTTGGCGATGATGACAGAGGATGAGCTTGAACAAGAGCTTGCAGGAGGCGACAAAAAAACTCTGAACATCCTTAAATACAACAAAGCATACAACTATGGGCTAGTTGAGAAAAACTTTAAAAGAAACATAGATACATATCAAAAGCGGTTTGATGACATGGCGGGAATGATAGAAAATTATGCTGACAATGATACTTTTCTTGCTGCTATGGATGAAGAGGCGGCTGCTATTGGTTCAGAGTTTCTTGAAAAGACGGCGAACGAATACCAAAGAAAGGCAGGAGAGGCTTTGTTGTTTAACGCTTTGCCTACTCTTAGGGCCAAATCATTGGAAAAGTATCAAGCTTTTAAACAGCAAGCTACAATAGAACAAGGAACAGCTGCTGCTCTTTCTTCTATTGCCCAAGAAACACAGTTAAGTCCTGTGGAAAATGTAAACAAAGTTTTTGGAGGCTTTAAATCGTTTCTTAACCAGTTTTCAGACATAGAACCTGCTCAGAAATCAAGACTGTTGGAGCAACTTACATACAACGCAGTTGCTATGTTTGAGGCTAGAGGACAAGAAAATGAAGCAGTTGCTTTTTTAGAAGCAGCAGGAGCCTACGAAATATACAAAGGAGCTAGGTTAGGTCAGATAGGCGACAACACAGTGCAGTTTGAAAGGCTTAGGCAGTCGTTGATTGAGGTAGAAACAGAAAAAACAGAAACAAACGCATCAATAAGAACAAGAGGTTCTGCAAATGCTAGAGCTTTATTCTTTTCTGCTTTAGATAATATACCTGAAGAGGAGTGGAAAAAGAAAGTTGCTGATTATGTGAAGTCAGTAGGTGTGTATGAAGCAGAAGATTGGGTTGAAGGACGAACTGAAGAAATAGCTCAAGCAGTGTTAAACGAAAAAACAAACACAGAAAAACTAAGAGCTTTGTCTTTGGCTATGTCTAGAATGACAGACTCTACAGAGAATCAAGACACTGTTGGGTTTATTAACGCAACTTCGTTTGAGTATGAGAAAGCCAGAAGAGAATGGACTTCTTCTACAAGTTTTTATGGTCCTGATTTAAACCAAGTAAGAGGACAAATGGACAGCGTTTTTCAGGAAAACCCTTTTATAAAAAAAGAAGACGTTGGCACTCTTACATTGGAAGACGGAAAAAGAGTAGAACCAACAAGCAAAGCATTTGGAGAAGTTTGGAATGAAATCACTAAAAACTACCCATACAGAAGCATTAAAGGTCTTGAAGAACGACAGGAAGATTTAGTTAAAGAGCTTATTGAAGAAAAACCGTTTGGCAACGCTCAAGCAAGGTTTGCTAGTGATTTAGGCGAGTTTATTACAGATCACGAAAGAAACATTAGAATCTTTAACAAGACAAAAGGACCAAACCAAGAAGACAATTTTAAAGCTGAGTTGTTAAAAGAAGCTACAGATTTTAGAGACGTTCTGCTTGAGAGACATAAGAGTAACAATACATTTCAACAAGATATTAAAACTCTTTTAAAGAGTGAAGCTCCTATGAGTCAAGAAGAGCAAAAAGAATTAAAACAACGAGTTCAAGCTGAAGCAGATAAAGAAGGGATTTTTGGGATTGGAAAAGGAAAAACTTTTGATTTTAAGAGTTTAAAATCTAATTTTAATGCCAGCAATAGAGAAGAAATTATTAAAGACAGAAATATTTTAAAACAAGAAATAGAAGGTGGAGTAGTAAAACAAGAAATAAAAACGAAAGCAGCAAGAGAAGCTTTGTTGTTTAGTTTACAAGAGTATGGAGTTCAAAGCGTAGAAGAGTTTGATTCATCAGTTTTTCAAAAAGCAAACTCAGGGACAAATGCTGTTTATTTAGTAGACGTTAAAATAGGACAAACTTTTTTAGATCAACTAGAAAATGCTGCTATTTATGCAGAACATGTTGAAGGATTAGCGTTGCAAAAGCCTAGTGTGGTTAATGACGCTAAAAAAAGTTACGACCTTGTTGTTGATCGTCTTTTTGCTGACGAATCTAGAGAAATAAATTTAATTTTAAAACTTTTAGAGAAGTAATATGCCTGAATTAACTTTAGAACAAATTAGGGAACAAAGAAGAAAACAAAGAGAAGAGGCAAAAAAAGAAGGAGATACACTGTTTGCTCCAAATACTTCTACTTCTGAAACTCCATTTGTTGCTCCGCAAGATCCTTACATTCCCCCTACAAGACCTGTAGAGTCTTCAATAGATGAGAGTAAAGAATACCTTCAACAATTTGCTTATGCAGAAACAGCGCAAGATGACACAGGAAGACGAGTAGAAGAAGGAGACATTACTAATCAGTATATTGTTCCTACTGCTTTTCGAGTTGTAGGACCAGCAGCGTATCCTTGGGTGCATAAACACGCACAAGCAGGGGCCAGAGCACTTAAAAACTTAAAAATGGCTCGAGATGCAAGAAGAGCTTTGCGTCTTAACCCAGTTGCTAAAACACCAACTCCTTTAGGTCTTGGTCTTTTTCTTACAGGTGAAGTTTTAATTGGTGGTGTTGGAAGCGAATATTTAGCTCAACGACATGAAAAAGCTTATGGCTATATTGACGAAATAAACCCCGGTCATTTGATTGCGGCTGGTATGGTTAATTCGTTTACCTACAAAGGATTTACAAAACTTGGAGACATTCTTCCAAAACCTTTAAAACTATATCCTCCTGGTTCAAAGCTTAACGCCGCAGGTAAAGCGTTTAACACTTTAAAAAGAGTTGGGGGTTATTCTATTAGAGGAGGAACTATTGGGTCTGCTAGTGCTGCTATTGACGAAGCTTGGAAAGACCTGACAGACGATGAAAGACAGTTTTTGAAAGACTGGAACACTGATTACATCGGCAAATCTTTTGTTGCGGGAGCGGTTATGGACAACGCTTTTGCTCTAGGAGGTAAAGCAGCAACAAGAGTATTTAACACTAAGAATTTTAAGAAAGGAACAGCAATACTAAAAAGAGTAGCTAATAAAGCTCTTCTTACTGAGGAAGCTGCTATTGAAAAAGCTATAATTAAATTAAACAAAGACCTTCAGAGTTTAGAAAAAGAGTGGAGCGTTAGTGCAAGAGAAGGCTCTTTAGCTGGTCGTTCTACAAAAGCAAGCGGCTCGCCAACATACAACGATTTCAGGCAAAAGTATCAGAGCTTAAAAGATGATTTATCGACGCTAAACGCTCACAAAAAAAACGTAGGTGATTTGCTAAGAGATAACGCTGAAAGACTTCAAGAGCTTGAAAGAATAACAGCAAAGCGCATTGAAGAACAAACATTGCAGTATTTTACAAGACAGCAGTTAAAAACACCGCAGTATAAGAACTATTTTGGGGAAGAAGTTTATGTAAATCCAAAAGGAGAAGTGCTGTTGTATGAAGCACCTAATTACAAAACAAAAAGCGGACAAATAGCTCTTACAACAAAAAGACCAAAAGTTGCTAATCCAAAAGAATACAGAATTTTACAAAAAGATTTAGGAAAAAATATAATAGATCAACCTCTTGATGGATCTGTTGTGTTTTCAACTTCTATTAAAAAATTAAAAAAGTATCAAGAAACAGCTAAAACAGCAGCAAACACAACAAGAGCACAAACTTCTTTATTAAAGGAAATAAAAGAGGGAGACACTACTTCTCCTGCCACGGCAAAAACACCAGAAGAGTTTGAACAACGTCTAAGAGGATCAAGAAAACTTTACAGTAAACAACTTGAAGATGACATTAAGTTCTTGGAAAGAAACACTCCTGAAGCTGCTGGAAACATAGCAGGGCAAGAAGCAGCAGTTTACTATAGGTTGTCAAAACACGTAGAAGACTTAGTTTACAACGCAAGACAACTAAGCGACTTAACTAGAAGCCCAAATGCTTTAAAGGATTTTGAGGATTATCTAGATGCTGTTGAGCGTTTAAGTAAAGCGGCTGGTAGAGCTGACTACCCACAAGGGACTAGAATGCTTGCCCGCAAACAAAGAACAAAACAAGAAGTAGAAGAATTTCAAGAATCTGTAAAAGACAAAACAATATCTGAAACAAACATAGAAAGAGAAAAAGCTTTTAAAGAACTTAGAGAAGCTTTTGATGAGTTTAAACAGATTAAACAAACAGCAAAAACAGAAGCCGCTGCTGATGCTGTAGAAGATTTAAGTAGATCAGCTATTAGTGCTCGCAAAAAGAAAGCAAAAGAAAACGAAAAAGCAGCTAAAAATGCGCTTAAAAAATTACATTTAAAACTGTGGAATACAGGACAGTCTTCTAAAAGCTGGGACTCTCAAGGTAATCAAAACATACTTGATGCTCTTCTTGCGGCTAGAACTTCAGGATTGCTTACATCTCCAGACACATTGCTACTTGGAACAGCAAGTTATGTTACTAACGGGTTACTTCTTAATCCTGTTAAACAAACTGTGGGGAACGTAAGAGAAGCATTTGGAAAGGACCTTAAAGGCGCTGGGCTAGTTAAAAGAATATCTTACGCAACATCTAGCACTCCTTTTAATATAACTAGAAACAATTATTTGTTACAAAACATGCTGGCGTTGTTCAAAGACATGCCATTGTGGTTAGAGAACTCAAAGCGTTCATTTCAAGAGGGAGGCTCTAGTCAAATATTTAGAAAGTATGGAAGGTGGGACGATAACAAAACAGGACCAGGTTTAACTAGACGAGAAGAAATATCGCTAAGAAGACTTCAAAGAGAAGAAGATGGTAAAGGAATTATTAGCAGAGCATCTGGGGCTGGTATGGATGAATTTGTTAATTTTTTTAGTCACATGGGGTCTTTACTGGGCGCTGCTGACGAACCATTCTTTTATGCTCTTTATAAATCTGAACTAGCAGCAGAAGGGCAAAGACTTGCGATTAAAGCAGGAGCTACATCTAAAACTCAAATAAACGCTTACGTTAATAACTACGTTAAAAGAAACCTCAATACCGATGATATGGGGTTAATAAGAATTACTAACGCAGGAGACGGAAACAAAGCAGCCAATAGAGCTGGTAGAGCAATGGGGCGCAGTCCTGTTTATGGGCAAGAAAATGTTGATTACAGATATACTGTGATGGAGGAAGCAGGTATTTTTGGATCAAAAATTCTAAGCAGCTCGACAGGAAATAGAGTATTAGATTCTGCCGCAACAAGAGCTATAGCGAAGTTTATTTTTCCTGTGTTTAAAATACCAGTGAACCTCACAGGAAAATCTATTGATCTTATGTTGTCTCCAGGCACGTTAGCCACAAAAGGAATTAGCAAACTAAAAGGAAGAGGCAATATAGAAAAAGAGTTTGGATTTTATTCAAAAGACATAAGTAAAGCTGAAAAACAAATTAAGAGTCTTGAAGAGTTACTTGATAAAAACAAAGGAGGTAGTCCTGCTGAAATAGAACAAATAAATTTGAATCTTAACTCTGCTAAAAAAGATTTACAAAAATTTAATACTTTAAGAACGGAACAAACTAACGAACTCATTGGAAAAGCAGCTCTTGCAATGGGTCTTATGTATTTTGGAAAAAAACTTGCAGAAGAAGGTCTTATTACAGGAACTGGATTCTATTTAACTCCTGAACAAAAAAGAGAATTTGGGTTTCAATCTTACAGAATGGGAGACAATACATACGCTGAAGCCGGTGATTTTGTGCAACCAACTGGAAAAGGAGGAATGGACTTTAGATATTTAGATGCCGCAAAACTGGCAATAGCTATTGGAGCTGATTTTTATCAAAGAGGCAGGTTGATTGACGAAGGGATTCTTGAGAACAAAAGATTAGATAACACAGCTATTGGCTTTCTTAACTCATTTGGTTCTTTTAACTCTGAAGCACTTTTAGAGCTTCCAGTATTTAGCGGAATAAATGATCTAATGGATGTTGCTACTCAAAAAAATAATAACTACATAAGAAGACAATTAAGCACTTTTGTATCACCAATAAAACCATCTGGTGTAAAGAAACTAGGACAAATCGGTGTTAATCAACCAACACCAGACATTTCAAAAGGAAGCGACAAAGACGCTATTCTTTCTTATGGAGGCGTTATTGATGCAGGAAACTACAAAAGAAACTGGCTAGGAGAGCCAATGCTTAAAGATGCTTTGGAAATACCTGGCTTGTTTATAAGAAGCTGGCCTAAAAAAGCTCCTCCTTTTACTGCCTTAGATAAAATAGCGTTAAATGATTCATTGCTTGGACAAGACGATTCAGTAATTAGAGGCGTTTCAGGTGTTGCAAGTATTAACAGAGCAAAGCTAGAAGATTTTTCTTATCAAGGTCTTACTCTTGATAACGCTTTTGATAACATAAGGGTAAACTTAAAACTAAATAAAGCACCTTACAACGGAAAGAAACAAAGAGAATATTTAGAAGAACTTATTCAAACCAAAGAATGGCAAAGAAAATTTAACAACGGTCAATACACAATTAATCCCGAAGATGAAACAAGAACAACAAACGAGGGAATGGTTGAGATTCGTAAAGTTATTAACGACTACAAAAAAGAAACTGAAAAGCGTTTGTTAGAAAAAGAATATCCTGTAATTGACAACTTTACTGATGCAGACGGTTACAACATCTTTGGTTACATAGAGCTTCTTAAAGCAAAAAATAAAGCAAAAAGCAGATAATCCCATCCCCCATTAACCCTTAGAGAACAATACAATGGCTAACAGCTATCAAGAATACACATCTGGTCTTACAGGCACCAGCTTCACAGGCTTTAATGTTAAATTCATAAGCCAAGGACACCTTAAAGTTGCTACGTCAACCAACAACGGTAGTAGTTTTACGACAGGATCCCTTACGGTAACAGTGAACGGAACTACGGCTACCCTTAGTGCCGCTCCAAGCACAGGCAGTGACGGAATTAACAAGATTAGAATCTTTAGAGAGACAGGGACTGATGAACTAGTGGACTTCCAAAGTGGCTCAAGGATTACCGAAAGTGACTTAGATACCTCATACCGTCACGCTGTCTATGCAGCACAAGAAGTATTAGAGAACGCCCCCGCTAAAACGCTATCACAACAAGGACCAGCAGGAGCAGATGGAGTAGGAATTACAAGCGTAGCTTCAAGTAAAGTAGGATCCAACACAACAATTACAGTTAAACTCAGTGACAACACCGATTCTTCTTTTGTTATCTCAGATGGAACAGACGGCTCGCCAGGAACTAACAGTAGTTTTTCTAAGTTTTTTCAAAGCTCTGAAACAGCAATACCAGCATCTCAAACTAAAGTAGAGCTAGACCACAGCTTGGCAGAAGTTCCTAAGTATTTTCAATGGGTTTTAAGATGTAAAAGCGCAGAGAACGGATACGCAGTAGGAGACGAAATAGATTTGTCAGCTCAAGGACATTCAGCAGGTAGACTTGGCTTGTATGCAAACGCAACAAAATGTTTCTTTGTTTATGATACAAAACTTACCCTTCCAGAAGCAGACGCTAGTAACACTTGGGATGTAACTAACGCAGACACAAACTGGAAGTTAATTTGCAGAGCTTTTGCCTAATAAATCCAATGAACTCACCACACATCCCATCTGCTGTGGGAATCACAGGGTTACTAGGAACAATCACCCTTAGTGACATCAACACCATTGTTGCCATAGCGGTGGGCGTTGCGACTCTGTTTTATTTAGGCGTAAAGATATTTAAAGAACTCAAAAAAGAATGAGCAAACCGACACAAGACAAGCTTCAGCAACTCCAGGATATACTCATCGATGAATTCATACTGAGAATACAAAGCGGTGAAGCAGCTCCAGCAGACCTCAGTGCAGCCCGTCAGCTCCTCAAAGACAACGGCATCAGTGCTATGGCTTCTGCTGAGAGTCCCCTAGAAGAGTTGTGTAAGATTCTTCCATTTAACGAAGATGGCGTAGATAAAGTGGTGGGCGAATAACAAAACCCCATAGACCTTTGGACCTACCTGACGAAATCAAGGACTTCCGAAACTTTCTATTCCTAGTCTGGAAACAACTAAACCTCCCACAACCAACACCTATCCAATATGAAATCGCAGACTACATGCAGCACGGACCAAAACGAGCTGTCATCCAAGGATTTCGAGGAGTTGGTAAGTCTTGGATTTGCAGTGCTTTCGTCGTTCACCAGTTGCTCCTCGATCCCAGCAAGAACATTCTTGTTGTCAGTGCTTCTAAAACTAGAGCAGATGATTTCAGCACATTCACACTTAGACTCATCCACGAAGCTCCATTTCTCCAACATCTTGCTCCCGGAGATAAACAACGGTTCTCCAAAATCTCCTTTGACGTTGGACCAGCTCCAGCAAGTCATGCCCCCTCCGTCAAGTCCCTCGGAATTACTTCTCAACTGACAGGATCCCGTGCTGACATAATCGTTGCTGATGACGTAGAGGTTCCAAATAACTCAGCAACACAAATGATGCGAGACAAGCTCTCTGAGCAAGTCAAAGAGTTCGACGCTATCATCAAGCCAGACAAGGAATCCAAAATACTCTTTCTAGGAACCCCACAGTGCGAGGACACAGTTTACAGGTCACTACAAGAACGAGGCTACGATACAAAAATCTGGCCCGCTCAATACATCACACAAAGCAAAAACAACCTGACTTACAACGACAACGTAAGTCAACTGTGTGTAAGCACAGAAAAAGAAAACAAATCTACTGAACCTCTAAGGTTTTCTGACATAGACCTAGCTGACCGAAAGGTTTCCTACGGGTCTGCTGGGTTTGCCCTCCAGTTCATGCTGGATTCCAAGCTGTCAGACGTAGAGAAGTATCCACTGAAGATAAACGATCTTCTTGTGATGAGTTTAGACAACGATCTGGCTCCAGAAAAGGTTGTGTGGGCAAACGATCCGTCCCTGGAGTGGGATTCAACGGTTCCCAACGTAGGGATGACCGGAGATCGCTTCCACAGACCCTTTAAAGTTCTTGGAGATCACATACCTTACACCGGCAGTGTAATGAGTATTGACCCAGCAGGACGAGGAAAAGACGAAACAGGCTTTGCGGTCTGTAAGATGCTCAACGGATTCCTATACGTTCCTGCTGCTGGAGGACTACAAGGAGGATACAGTGAAGAAACACTCAAGTATCTCTGTGTGTTGGCAAAAGAACACAATGTAAATACAATCATTGTGGAGAGTAACTTTGGTGATGGTATGTTTGTGGAGCTAATAAAGCCCATACTTACAAAGGTTCACCCTTGTACAATCGAAGAGGTCCGTCACAGCACCCAGAAAGAACGAAGGATCATAGATACCCTGGAACCCGTAATGGCAGGACACAAGCTTGTCATAGACCCAGAGGTCATCAAAAGCGACTTTAGAACAGCTCAGGAATACTCACAGGAATCATCTTTAAAATACCAGCTAATCTACCAACTAAGCAGACTTACAAGAGACAGAGGGGCTATTACACACGATGACAGACTGGATGCCCTCAGTATCGCTATTGCCTACTGGACAGAACAAATGGCACAAGATGCCTCCCAAAAGATGGATGACAGAAAAGAAGAATTACTTCGAGACGAGCTACAGAAGTTCCAAGATAGCTTCCATAAGGCCCGAGGATCCTCTGTGAGAGGTCCTAACTGGCTCTGAGGGTCAGCACACTAGAACACACCTAAACCCTTTCAGAATCTAAATACGGCTCATTATGGCAAAACAACCAAAATACAGACCCCTAGAGGTGCTTATTGGAGGACATAGGTTTGCCATCGAATACAAACAGATGGAAGACTATGGAGTCCTACACTTTGAAAAGAGAACAATCTCCATCAGAAAGAACCTCAGTGAAGAAGACACTTTAGACACTATTCTCCATGAGGTTGTTCATGCTTGTTTTGCCCTCAGTGGTATTGGCTACTTGCTTGATAATGACAACCTAGAGGAAGCACTAGTCAGAGCTGTGGAGAACTTGGTTGTTCCTACATTCAAAAAAGAACACACTTCTTACCTTAAACAAAAAGAGTAAAAATAAAATTACATTTACCTGTTGCCATATACGGTGCCGCCGATAAGGCCCCCTATAAGTACACTATTAGTTATCCAAGGGTCAAATCTTAATCATCCTGACCGTTTGTGTAACAGAGAACAAATTGCATGTGTAATAGAGAACAAATAAAGAAATAAAAATAACAAAGAAAAGAAAAGGAGGGATGTTTGTTTTTGTTTGTTAATATTATTCTATCTATGGATACAAACATAGGTAACTATTAGTACACTATTAGTAAGGACATACATCAAAACATATTTCCTACTTAAATATGGCTATTGAAAGATCAGGAGAAAAGTTCTCTGGATACAACAAACCAAAGAGAACTCCAGGACACAAAACTAAGTCACATGCTGTCTTAGCTAAATCAGGATCCACAATAAAACTCATTAGGTTTGGACAAAAGGGTGTCAGTGGTGCAGGTAAAAACCCAAAGACCCCAAAGGACAAAGCCAGAAGAAAAAGCTTCAAGGCTCGTCATGCAGCCAACATAGCCAAAGGAAAACTCTCAGCAGCCTATTGGGCAAACAAAGTAAAATGGTAACAACAACTAAATACATATGAGCCTCTACGAGAACATCAACAAGCGCCGCAAGCTAGGCATTAGTAGATCCAAAAAGAACTCCACCATAAGCGATAAAGCATACGCAAATATGAAGGCTGGATTTCCTAAGAAGAAAAAGAAAGCTGCTAAAAAGAAGACAGCTAAAAAGAAATACTAAACTAGGGTTGACCAATAAAGTTTTGCTGCTAAACAGCACTCATACAACGGGTTCCCTAAGTCCCTTCATTGCAGGTTTTCTTTGTTTTTCCCTGTTTTGAAAACTTAGGGAACCCCTTTTTAACTCCATGAAACAAAAACTAACAATGCTCGCAATGGGATCACTTCTTGTGTCCTCTTGCTCAACCCTGGATCTTGGTGGCTCTTTTCCAGTGCCCCTCACAGATCCACCAAAAGACATCGCTGTAGAACTAGAAGTGCGCCCTATGCCTCCTAAGCTAAACGCTGGGATTGACTTGGTGCCTTCCAAGAAGGACTAAGAGGTCTTTTACAAAGGATACCAGTAGTCTCTTCTTTATGTGTGAACAGGCAACTTCCTATAGGAGAGCTACTGGTGTCCTTTTGAAGTTTGGTATAAAAATCTGAAGGGGTATACGTATATAGCGGCGAGCCAGAATCCCCCCGCGCACCCTCCCAGAACGCATTTTGCAAGCGGATTGTCATTCAATTGGCATCCCCTCCCCTTCAAAGCTCGACAGGCTAGGCTTCACCGTAGGACAATAGATGCTAGGAGGTCGATTGTGGGTGGTTCTCTTGCCAGGTTTAGCCTCGCCTAAGTTTTTTAGGTAAGGGCATGTCTTTTTCTCTCTCCTTGCGTTTTTGATTTTTTTTCATTTTGTGCTTGCGCTTTGGTTCCACTTGGTCATCTTGGCGGCGTAATGAAAACAAAGAACACCACCACAGAAGCACTTTTCGATTCCATTCTTTCCTCTTCTTTGTGTCGCATAGACGGCCCAAAGATCGACCTGCTGGAAACCATCCGAGACCTTTGCGATTCTATTTGCGATGAAGAGGAGACCGATTGGAACCTTGGAGAGTTTCAAGAGTTTGACTTAGCTTCATTCCTTGTGGGTGCCTACTGGTCCCTCACAGAGTGGCACGGAGGGCAAGAAACCGAAACATACGCAACGCTTTGTTCTATTGGAGAAGTATTCTCTCCCGGTATGACAAGCGGACCAGAGGGAGACAGTGAACAATCCGCTTTTGATCTTGTAAGCGCCTATATTTCTGACAAGTAACCAACCACATCAAACAAAGAACCAATGAAAACAAAGAACAACACCACCACCAGTCGATCCTTCAAAATTACCGTTGAAGTTGCCGCTTGTCCTTTTCTCACAACCGATGAGGACACAACCGAAACCCTCAAGAATCACTTCGAGGAGGCTCTGAGCTATTGCGACAAGTTACACCAAACAAGCAAGGTTCTCTTTCAGGAAGGCAAAACGGTTTACAAGTGATCTCTCCCGTCTCTTTATTGGTTCAGGCCAGTAGGGAGCGGGGAGCGATTAAATGACTCCGACCAAAAACAAAGAACAAAGAAAATGCAACTAGTTACCACACTATCAACAGCTCAAGCGGCCGATATTCTCTTACAAGATGATTTTGCCAACTGGACTCGACCGGGGGCCTATGCCCTTTGTGAACACCTTGAAGAAATAGCAGAAGCCACAGATGAGCCTGTAAAAATTCACCCTGTAGATATTCGCTGTGATTATTCAGAGTATGGATCAGCAGCGGAAGCGGTGGATCAATACACCGGGGGCGCTAGTGGGATTCTTGATCCTCTGGCATGGCTCCAAGAGAGAACAACTGTGATTGTATTTGATGGAGGAGTGATCATTCAAGACTTCTGAAGATTGCAAAGAGAACAAACAAAACAAACAAAGAACCAATGAAAATTACCATTTCAGTTCAGTATCAGGGCAAACCGATGTTTGAGAGCTTTGAGGTTCCACCATCAGAGAACGAAAGAACTTTACCCCCGACTTGGAGGCAACACCGCAAGGCTATGCGTCTTGTCAATGCGTTGAACGCAAGCGGAGCCAATGCTGATTTTCTCATGGTTCCAGAGTCGGCTGCTGAATTGCAGCGGATAGTTTCCAAGGGGCGCATGATGGCAAAAAGGGTTTGGCATTTTGCAGACATCAAACCTTCGAAAGCTAAATCACAGGCCATCAGACAATGGCGGGAACTTGTTGCCTAACCCATGCCAAGCGGACCACCCATTGATGTCTCGCAGTATCTTCCCTGGATCAAGAGGAACGCAAAGATTCTTCTTGCCCACCAGCTTCTTGATTTCATAGAAGCCAACGCCGGAAGCAAGAGAGCCACAAAGAAAGCGGTTCGTGAACTACGGGAACTCCTATTGAAACAAAAAGAACAATGATAAATGCAGCAATCAACGGAGCAATCGCTCTTGTCAAATCCAACATCTTTGAAGGCAAGGATATTACCATCATTAAAGACTACAATGATGGCATGGTGGCAGTTCTCAACAACACTGGATCGTGCGTAGCTGTCATGGCTTATGATGAGGAAGATGACTACTTCTATAATACCTCCGGGTGGGTAAAGGTAGCAGATCACGAGGCCATCAAGCTTGCGGATTCACTCTACGGATAAATGAGCAAAGGACGAGGACATGCGGGAGGACAGAGCAACTTCCACAAAACCAAAGACCGCGAAAAAACGAGCTATTACCATGATGTGTATTACGGGCTCAGTTCCACAGTCAACGCGGCATGCGACGAATTCTTTAAGTCTCGCAACATGGATCGCCCTAAATACAACGGGGTTCCTAGACCGAGCCAAACCAAAGACACAAACAAAGACAAAAAACGATGAACATCTCTCTCGTTCTCCTGCTTTTTGGGCTCCTTGTGCTTGCTTGTCTCATGTTGAGCAGTGATCTAGGCGACACCGACGGCAAGACACCGCTAGGCCTTCTTTTTTTGGCAATCCTCCGGGGCTTTCTTGTGGTTTGTGCGGTGGTTGCCGCTTGGACTGTTACCGCTCTTATGTTCTCCCTTAATTAACTAAAACAAACGATGAAAAACAAAAATACAGTCTGGGCGGTCATGTGTCCTGCGTGGGGCACCGTGATTAGCCTGTATGAAACCAGACAACTTGCTGACGTTGCGGCTTCCGTAATGAGCAGCGAAACGGACACTCCCCACGAAACCAAGGAGTTTGAAGTGATAGGTGAATCAGTGGCACCTATTGACAATCAACTTGAACTGGACCTTGACATATGAAGAGCACAACAGAGACCATCACTGATTTAAACAGAGCTATTCGGCTTTTAGAGCAAACAAGGGACTCCCTGCTTCCGCCCCCAGTTGCTAAACCCAAAAACCTGAATGGGAGGCGGGTAGCTATTTGCGTTGGACATAGCAGGGCGGGAGACTTCGGAGCTACGGCACCGGGGGGAGTAACGGAATACGCATGGAACAAACCGATAGCGCACACAATGAAGGCAAACTTGACCGCTTTGGGTGCTGAAGTCTTGGTTCTTGATAAGTATGGCTACCTGACCGACCTCTCATACTCACAAGCAATGGACTTCGTTGCGAATCAGGTAAAAGACTTTGAGGCTGAGGTGGTGGTTGAGTTGCATTTTAACAGTGCATCAGACCGCTCTGTAAGGGGCTTCGAGACACTCATAACAGGAAGCCAACGGGGAACCATTCTTGGGAACTGCTTGCAGGACGCAATGGCTGAACTATTCCCCGGAGAACCGAACAGGGGTGTGAAAGTTCGCACAAGAAACCAGAGGGGCAGTGCGTTCCTATTTAAATGTGCTCCACCAGCAGCAATCCTTGAGCCTCTTTTTGCTAGTAATTTACGCTCTTGGGACACCTACAAGAACCGGCGGGATGACATAGCGCACGCCTATACGATGGGACTCATCAGTTATCTTGAGCAGGTATCATAACTAACTTTCTTTTTCTATGCCAACAAGATCAAATAAAAACAAGTGGATGGCTGATCTTATGCTTGATCGCATACGCTATCGAAAGCAGTTTGATACAGCGGAGGAGGCACAAGCGTTTGAAGCAGAACTCCGCAAGCGCAACAAGCTAGGGGAGCCGATTGCTGCATTGGTAGAAACAAAGGACAGCAGTCCAACGGCCACCTTTGGTGAGATGTCAGACAAGACGTTCACTAGATACTGGGCCAACAGTAAGAACGAAGAGCAATGTATCAGTAACATGAAGATCCTGGAGAAGTTCTTTGGATCGGAGACGCCTATAAAGGACATTACAGTTCACCGAATAGATGACTTCATAGGTCACCTCCAGTCACTCAACAGGGCACCAGCTACTATCAATCAGAAGCTTGCCACCTTGTCCAAGATCATCCGGTTTGCTCACGAAAGGGGCTACTTAAAAAACAAGCCAAAGATTGAGCGAGTCACCCAGCCAAGCAACGAACGTCTGGTGTTCTTTGACTACGATCTAGAAGCGGACATCCTTGGGTATCTATCAGACAACGAGCCAGCGTTTTTTGATTGGTTTGTGTTTGCCATAGACACTGGCATACGCCCCGGAGAGATCCAAGCGTTGACCAAGAAGTGTTTCCGAAGGGATCCAGTGCTTGGCCCGGTGGTGGATGTAAGAGAAGTAAAGAACACCTCGGGCACTTCAGAGCAGCGAACGATTCCACTGACAGACAGAGCAGTAAGTGCTGTGAGGAGACAGATGCGAGACACTGATTATCCATTTGGAACGTGGACAAGTGACGCACGCCGGATTGTTTGGGACAAGGTAAGGGAAAACGTAGATATGGATTCTGAATTGGTTCCTTATTGCTGCCGCCACACCACCGCCACCCGCTTGGTGCAACAGGGGGTCAACCTCAAAGCGGTTCAGAGATGGATGGGTCACAAGACGTTAGAAATGACACTCAAGTATGTGAAGCTAGTCCCCCAGGATCTTATCTTTGGAAAGAACGCTTTGGAGAAACCACAGCACGAACGAGTAGCATGACCGAAGAAGAAAAAGAATATCTTGAGTCGCAAATTCCGGTCCTGCGAAACCAGATGGCTGATTGCTCGAACCGCATTGAAATCCTGAAGGCAAAACGAGCAGACATTCACAAGCGCCTTAAAGGGTTTCGGGCGAGTCTTGAACGGGACAAAATGGATAAGGTGAGTGACTGGTAGCATAACTAAATATTTCATGGTGTAGTGTGTGTGTGTAAACTGGCGGGGAGAATCGATGGGTAAACCTGTTTGATTCTCCCCGCTTCTTTTCTAATTAAAAAAAAATAACAACGATGGAAGTCCCTCTTACTCAAGAAGAACTAAACGAAGACATGACGATGATCGGGGTAGGCCGATACAGGTTACACACAGAGCAAGCAAAGAACAGGGAGGGCGAAGGAGATACTAAGTATGGACAGAGATTGATGCGAGCAGCTCTTCCAAAGTTTGCCAAGGGGATTGAAGACATGATTAACGGTTGGAATCACGCCAACAAAGCAAGATGGCAGCATGACCTGATGGGTATGAAGCCAGAGGTAATTGGTTTTATTGCCTTGAGGAGTTGTCTTGATCGCATCACGGCCAGAAAAACCATGAACAGCTTGGCTTGTTTTGTTGGGGCTCGAATTGAGGATCAGGTGAGGTGTGACTTCCTTGTTAAGCACTCAGAGAAGGGGGAGGGGATTATCCTTGGTGCAAAGAGACGCAAGAAAGCTGGCGTGAATCACATTCGGACACACGTAAGGAGGTCCATGATGCACGAAGCAGACAAGGGACTGATGGAGGCCTTTGATGCGTGGACACAGAGAGACAGGGCAAACTGTGGAGCTTGGCTTGTTGAGTTGCTGAGGGATTGCACGGGACTGATCGAATACGTTTACATCCAACAGAAGGCAGGACGCAAGAGGGCTACTCGATTTGTAGTGGCTACACAAACGACCCTTGACTGGGTGGAGAACTTCAACACAGACAGAGAGTTACTTGAGCCTTTCTGGCTTCCAACAGCAGAAACACCAAGAGAGTGGGAGAACATATGGGATGGTGGGTATGACACAGCAGGAACAACGCTACCCAAGCTGCCCTTTATAAAGACAAGAAACATGGAGCACCTACGGGAAGCGCCATCGGTCATTGGAGAGCCAATGGAGGCTTGCAATTTGATTCAGCAGACACCGTGGAGGGTGAACAGTGAGGTATTGGATGTCACAAGTTGGGCTTGGGAAAACTCCCTTGAGATCACAGGCTTTCCATCGAGGGAGGATGAGACGCTACCACCATTTTCAAAAGCGATTCATGAAGACAAAGAGGCACTGACAAGGTGGAAGATGATGGCTGCCGGTGTCTACAAAAGAAACGCATCTACGAAATCAAGACGGCTACTTGTGGGCAAGGTGCTCTACTTAGCTGACAAGATGAGGGCCACCAGGTTCTTCTATCCAAGCAACTGTGACTTTAGAGGTAGGGTCTACAATATCCCTAGTTTTCTGGGCATACAGGGTCCTGACATGTGCCGTGGGCTTTTGAGGTTCTCCCGTGGAGAAAAGGTAAAAACAAACGAAGCCTACAGGTGGCTTGCTATTCACGGGGCGAACACATGGGGAAACGACAAGGTTACTTTGGACAAGCGAGTGGAGTGGGCAAACGACTTCGCAAAGGATGCACAAAAGATAGCAGCTAACCCAAAGAAAGAACTCCTTTGGACTGAGGCAGACAAACCATTTCAGTTCCTTGCTTGGTGTTTTGAGTGGGCCAAGCTGACATCAACAGGAAAGCTTGAGACATTTCTTCCTGTGTCTATGGATGCGAGCAACAACGGCTTGCAGATTCTTTCTATGCTGATTCGTGACCCGTATGGGATGAGCGCAACCAATGTGCTTCCCACAGAGACACCAGCAGACATCTACAAGGTGGTAGCAGAGAGGGTAGAGGGGTATCTCAGAAAGGATGCCAGTGAAGGACGATTGTTTTCCAAGGAGTGGCTCCAGTTTGGAATTACTAGGTCAACATGCAAGCGTCCTGTGATGTGTTACAGCTATGGGCTTACTAGCTACAGCAACAGGGCCTACGTTGTGGAGTGGTTTGAGGATGAGATCCACGACAGAAAAAGAACGAGTCCATTTGATCCCCGGGAAAAGATTATGGCAACAAACTATCTTGCAACACTTGTTTGGAAGGGGATCGAGGAGGTTCTTGAGAAACCAAAAGAAGTTATGCAGTGGTTTCAGAAGTGCTCTAGGTTAATCAGCGACAAGCAACGCCCTTTATTTTGGAATAGCCCAAGTGGATTCCCTGTGGTTCAAGACTACAAGCAGCTTCACAGCAAACGAGTGAAGACATGGGTGTCAGGCGAGGCAACTTGGATTCGCTTTAACGAAGAGAGTGACAAGATATGCAGGAGGAAACAAGCCAACGGAGTGAGTCCTAACTTTGTTCATGCTCTTGATGCTGCTGCTCTCCACAAGACTGTAGTGAGGGCCAACCGGGAGGCAGGGATTTACGATTTTGCAATGGTGCATGACAGCTATGGAACCCATGCAACAAAGTGTGCTGACCTATCAAGAATACTTAGGGATGTCTTCGTAAATATGTTTGAGGTTGACTTACTATCTGACTGGTCTAAACAACTGTCTGTTCAGCATCCTGACATCTCATTTCCATCTCCACCTGAGTTTGGGGCGGCTAAAATAACAAAGATCCATGACTCAACATACTTCTTCAGCTAGTAATAATGGGGACAATAGATAACCAGACAAATGAACTTATTGAAGGTTGGCAGAAGTTAGCACAAGCAGCAGTAAATTTCGGGTTACTTAAAAAGGCCCACGATGACGGAGAAAACAAAGACCCACAGGCATTTGATTTCAGTGAGAAAGAATTAGTAACCAGCGCAAGAGTGTTTGCAATGCTTTGCGATGTTTACATTACAGACAAACCAAAAAACAACGAAAGGAAAGATAACGATGGCAAATAAAATAATGACCACCCCAGCAGGTAGAGCTTTTTGGCCCCGCCTGACAGAACCTGACACTGCATTTAATAGTGCTGGTGTTTATCACGCAAAGATTCACGTAAGTGAAAACGACTTTAAAGTCTTCGATGCTGAACTAAGAAAAATTTATAAGGCATACCATGCCAACGTAGAAAAAGAGACGGGCAAACCGCATGGCGAAGCCGATGGATACCCTTGCATTATTACAAAGGAAGGTGACTTCCAGATATATGCAAAGCAGGTAGCAAAGAAGCTGACTGACAAAGGACTACTTGAGTTCTCTGTTGCGTTAGTTGATTCAAAGGGAAAAAAGATTAGCGACAAACCCAACGTGGGCAATGGTTCGATCTTAAAACTATCCGTTGAGCCTTTTTGCTGGTCTATGAATCTTAAAGGATCTGGGCTAGTCACTGGTATTTCTCTTCGACTGAGGGCAGCACAAATCATTGAGCTGAAGGAATTCGGCGGGGGTGGTAGTGACTTTGGATTTGGTGATGAAGGTGACGGCTATGTGAGCGAAACCTTTGAGACAGAGTTTGAGAACGAGGAAGAAAACAACAAGCAAACCGGCATACCGTTCTAAGTTTGAAAAGAGGATTGCCTCGGCTCTTTCGGGAGCCGGGGTGTCTTTTTCATACGAGGACATGCGGTTGAAATACACGAAGGTCTGTCATTACACGCCTGACTTTATCTTGTGCAACGGGGTTATTTTGGAGGTAAAAGGCTTCTGGAAACCATCGGACAGAACAAAGCACCTGATGGTTCGACGGGACAATCCTGGATTGGATATTCGGTTTGTATTTCAACGAGCAAAAAACACATTGAGTAAAAAAAGCAAAACCACATATGGGGACTGGTGTGACAAGCATGGGTTCATGTGGTGCGAAAGAGAGATACCTATATCGTGGCTACCATAGAAGCTGCTTTAACTCACCAACCCTGCGAAGAGTGTGGGAGTAGTGATGGCAGAACAATAAACATTGATGGTTCTTCTAAGTGTTACGTTTGTGACAAGTGGACACCGGCAGCAAGTCCATACAGACCAGAGGGTTCTTTTACTTCTAAGCCAAAACAAACAAATGTATTTATCACAGGCGAGTATCAAGCGTTGCCTCAAAGGAAACTGCATGAGGAAACCTGTAAGAAGTTTGGCTACCAAGTAGGGGAACTAGGAGGACAGCTATGTCATATAGCTAATTACTACAACCTAGATGGTAAGCAGATAGCCCAGAAGTATAGATTTGAGGGCAAGAAGTTCAGGTGTAGCGGTAATCCTGATCATTTTTTTGGGCAGCAGCTTTGGCCCAATGGAGGAAACAAGCTGATCATTACTGAGGGAGAAATAGATTGCCTGAGTGTGAGTCAGGTAAACGGTAACAAGTGGCCCGTTGTTTCTCTTGGGTTGGGGGCTAACTCAGCAGCTTCAGTTATTAAAAAACAAATGGATTGGCTTTCTCGATTCAAGGAAGTGATCTTGATGTTTGACGAGGACGAAGCGGGACGCAAGGCAGCAAAGGAAGTGGCTCATTTGTTACCTGCTGGTCGGGGTAAGATTGCTAGGCTCCCTATGAAGGATCCTTCAGAGTTACTTCTTGCCGGTAGAGGCGAGGAGATAACGCAAGCAATGTGGGAAGCAAAGGTGTGGAGGCCTGATGACATTGTTGCTGGGAGTGAGCTTCTTGAAAGACTGACTAACCCAAAGACATACGAGTCTACACCTTATCCATTCTTTGGTCTTAACCAGTTGACCAGAGGTTTACGCAAAGGGGAGATAGTTACCTTTTGTGCTGGGAGTGGTATTGGGAAGAGCCAGGTTTGTAAGGTAATCGCCCACCACTTGCTTACTACTACTGAAAAGAAAGTTGGTTACATTGCTCTTGAAGAGTCTATCGAAAGGACTGGCTTGTCTCTTGTGGGAATCGAGATGCAACAACAACTTCATTTACAAGAGCAGTTCAAGGTAACCGATGAGTTTTATGATGCCTTCAAGTCAACTGTAGGTAGTGACAGGTTGTTTCTTTACGACCACTTCGGAAGTCTCGATAGCGACAACTTGCTTTCTCACATTCGTTTTCTTGCTCTTGCTTTGGACACTGAAGTTGTTGTGTTGGATCACTTGTCAATCGTGGTAAGTGGCATGGGGGATGGGGACGAAAGACGGATGATTGATAACACCATGACAAAACTTAGGTCACTGGTAGAAGAAACAAACATAGCTCTCATCCTTGTGAGTCATCTCAAGCGTCCTGAAGGAAGGGGCCATGAGGAAGGAGCAACAACATCACTAGCTCAACTTCGTGGATCTGCTGGTATTGCCCAGCTAAGTGACATGGTGATTGGCCTAGAGAGAAACCAGCAGGACGCAGAAGAAAGAAACAAAACACAACTGAGAGTTCTAAAAAACAGATTTAGTGGACAAACGGGCATTGCTTGTTCTCTTGATTTTGACATTGAGACTGGCTTGCTTACTGAAGATATAGCGAATGAATTCAACAACGAGACTACGACTGAAAACAATGAAGACAGCATTTTTTGACATAGAGACACAAGCAATAGACAACTGGGATACGTTGGAGGACTTAAATACTCTTCACTGTATGGTTGTTATTGACTACGAAGAGAAGGTTCACAGGTTCCAAGCAGATAATATTAAGGATGGTTTGGCTTTACTGAGTGAACATGACTACGTGATTGGGCACAACGCCATTAACTTTGATGGTCCTGCTTTGAAGCATTTGTATGGATGGACTCATCACTCAATCTACGACACAAAGATTCTTGCTCAGTTGTCCTACCCAGACCTCAAGACAGACGATTACAAGAGACAAGAGTTCCCAAAGAAGTTGATTGGTAGTCATTCTCTCAAGGCATGGGGTGTTCGCATTGGAATACACAAAAGCGAGCATGGAGAGACAGAGGACTGGAGCGAGTGGAGCCAAGAGATGGAAGACTACTGTGTCCAAGATGTAAAGGTGACTGCCTCTTTGTTTCACTATCTTGTTGAGCAAAAGAAATACTCACACCAAGCCCTTATGCTTGAGACATCGTTTGCCAAAGCAATGAGGAAGCAAACAGAGAATGGGTTTCCGTTTGATAAAGAGAAAGCAGAGGATCTTACAAAGAAGCTGATGGTTCGGCGCACTGAGATCGAGCAAGAACTACAAGAAGTCTTTGGTCCCACAGTCACAGAGATGAAGTCATGCTGGTGGGTTGCAGGAGGCAAACAATACCCAAGCAAAAAGGCTGCTGTTAATGACGGGCACAAAGCAAAGGACGTAGAGCGAGGCCCAAAGAAAACAAAGGAGATTCCTTTTAACCCAGCATCCAGGGATCAGATAGCAGAGCGTCTTATGTCGGCGGGGTGGGATCCACAGGAATACGATGGCAAGCGCCCAGCAATCAACGAGGCAGTTCTTAGAGAGATAGACACACCTCAGTCACTTAAACTTCTCGAATACTTGTTGGTCAGTAAGAGGCTTGGTCAGGTTGCTGAAGGAAATCAAGCGTGGCTCAAGTTGGAGCACAAAGGGAGACTACATGGGTCAGTCAATACCTTGGGAACTGTGAGTGGTAGGTGTAGTCATCACCATCCAAACATGGCTCAAGTTCCAGCAGTGAGAGCAGAGTATGGAGAACAATGTAGGTCTTTGTTTACAGCCCCTAAAAACAAGGTTCTTGTAGGTGCTGATGCTTCTGGGTTGGAGCTAAGGTGTCTTGCTCACTATATGTATCAGTGGGACAAAGGGCAGTATGCAAAGGAGATCCTTGAAGGGGACATCCATACAGCAAACCAAAAGGCTGCGGGCCTTGAAAATAGGGACCAAGCGAAGACTTTTATATACGCCTTCCTATATGGTGCAGGAGACAAGAAGATTGGTGAGATTGTTGGTGGGTCTACTAAAGAGGGCAAACAACTAAAGGCATCATTTATGTCAAAGATTCCTGCAATCAAATCGCTTACCTCTGCTGTTCACCAACAAGTGCAGAAACATGGTTACTTGTTTGGGCTTGATGGCAGGACTCTTCCTTGCCGTTCGATGCACAGCTCACTGAACTTGTTGCTTCAATCGGCTGGTGCTGTGGTTATGAAGCAAGCACTTGTGGAGTTTGAGATGGATAACAAAGACATCCGTTACGAAATACACGCCAATGTCCACGATGAGGTTCAGTTTTCTTGCGACAAGAAAGAAGCAGATGCTCTTGGTTACTCGTTTGTCAGCGCAATCATCAAGGCAGGAAAAATACTTAACTTCAAATGCCCTTTGGATGGCGAATACAAAGTAGGAGCTAACTGGGCAGAAACTCACTAACTAATATGAAACAAGCATTGATAGATGGAGACATGATTCTTTACAGGGCAGCGTTTGCTGCTGAGGTGGAGACTAAATGGGATGATGACATCTTTACTCTTCACACTGACTTCAATCAAGCCAAGGCAGAGGCAAGCCAGCTAATTGAAACTATCCTTGAGAAACTAGAAACTACTGAGATAATAACTATTTTTTCAGACAAAAAGAATTTTAGGCATGAGTTGTTCCCAGAATACAAGGCGAACAGAAAGGACAAAAGAAGCCCTCTTGGTATCAATGACATTAGAGAGTGGATGATGGAAACTTTTAATGGGGACAAGTGGGACAACCTGGAAGCTGACGATGTTATTGGAATCCTTGCCACAGGAGACAGGGAGAACACCATTGCAGTAAGCGGGGACAAGGACTTTGGGACTCTCCCTTGCACTTGGTATAACTTCTTGAAGGATGAGACAAAGGACACTACATACGAGGAAGCCGATAGGTTCCACCTTGTTCAAGCAATGGCTGGTGACTCTACTGATGGCTACGCTGGGGTGCCGGGAGTGGGCCTAATTACAGCAAAAAAGCTGCTAGACAAGAACGGAGAGTCATGGGAAACCGTGGTCAATGCTTATGAATCCAAGGGACTTACAGAGGATGATGCTTTGCTGACTGCTAGGCTCGCACGAATTCTTAGACACAACGAATACAACAAAGAAACAAAGGAGATAAAGCTATGGGAACCCCAGTAAGACACCTTCCAGACTCAGGAGAACGCAGTAACTTTGATAGCGGTGCTGTGAGGGACGCTATGACTGGCAAGGGAATTCCTTCTTTGCTTCCTATAGCTGCCCTACGTGCTGCATCAAAAAGATTTGAGGATGGAGCTATAAAATATGGGAGGTCAAACTGGGAAAAGGGAATCCCCCTAAGTCGTTATGTTGACAGCATTTACAGACATTTGTGGGCTTTTATAGAAGAAGACGAAGAGGAAGATCATCTTGGAGCTGTAGTGTGGAATGCTATGTGCCTTTTACAAACAAAGGAGTGGATCAATAACGATAAACTTCCGGTAGAACTTAACGACCTCTAGCCATATATGATAACGAAAAATAAAGACTTCCCCACTGTATCTAAAGTTTTCCTTGAGGCACTACAAGAAAGGTTCCCTCAAAAAGACTTTGATATATCTACCAGCCTCCGGGAACTAGACTATCATTTTGGCCAAAGGTCTGTGATTAAGTTTCTGGAGTCTGCCTTCCAAGAACAGAACGAGAATATTCTTTAAATATCATGTGCATGTCCAGACCAAAGGTGGTTCAAGCAGACCCGCCTCCACCACCACCCCCTCCACCTACGGAAGTGGCAGTTCAAAAAAAGCCTAAAAAGAAACAAGCAAAACGCCGTGGCTCTGGTATTAGCAGTCTTATTATTAGGAGGCCCACTGTAAATACAGGCAGCACTAGCGGGGGGTCTGGATCTAATATGAATTACTAAAACAGGAAAGAACTATAAATCATGCAATATGGAATATCACAAACGGTGACTGGAAGCACAGGAACAGTAGATCTTAAATGGCACGGAGGCACAGGTTTGTTTTCGGTTATAGCCAATAATACTTTTGCAGCTACAAAAATAGAGCTGCAACACGATGTTAGTGCTTCGGGTAGTGATGCTAAATTTTTAAGTCTTGGTGTAGACGCTGAGTTTACAGATGAAGACCAGGTTGTTTTCACCACAGCAGCTAATTCGCTACGAGTCAAAATTTCAGGTGGATCTTCAGAAACTTATCAAATTCTAGTAAAGCCAGTAAACGAGCGTAGTGCTTACTAATTAATTAAATGTCTCTTACCCGCAAACTTACCAGACCTCTTACAAGACCACTTGTTATTGCTTCAAGTGAAAATGTTGTTGAGAGCGACAATGTTGTTAAATCTGGCAGCTATAAAAGCTTTACGCCAACCTTCATTGCCGACAAGTCGATGCTGTTTGACGGGACCGATGACGTTATAACATCAAACGCTGACAATACCTTGGCCACCAAGACCTATTCGTTTTGGATGAAGTCAAGCCACACAACGCATGACGCTCAACAAATGGTTTTTAGTCACGGCAACGCCAACCGCGGCGCACTTGCTTTTAATTGGTCGTCGGGGCGCATCCTTCTTCTTTTAGATTGGACGTATTATCGGTATTGGCAGAATTCGCCCTTCCAAGATGACGGACTTTGGCATCACTGGCTGTGTTTTCTGGACCATACGGACATTACTAAGGCGCGATTATTTTGCGATGGAGTAGAACAAGAAGTAGAAAGCACTACCACTGCCAGTAGCCCGCAAGCGTATACTACAGGAATAAAAATCGGAGCCGGGGACGCAAGATTTTTTGAGGGCTCTCTAGATGAGTTTGCAATTTTTGATGGAGACCAAACAGCACTAGTAGACGCTTTATATAACAACGGACAACCAAATGACCTTAGCGGTTACTCTACGCTCGACCACTGGTATCGAATGGGGGAAGGCAAGCTGGGGACTAATAGTGACGGGGACGAGAACCTGCTGTTTGACCAGAGCACAAATGGTGGACTGGGCAGTGAGCTGGTAAAGACTGACCCGTTTGTCTCGGGAAGTTGGAGCGGCTACTCCGGGAATAATGTCACCTTCCCAAACACGACCACAGTTCGCATAGAGCGCCCAACCTCTGGCGGCAGCAGTCAAGGTGCGGCAGCGGATTTAAACACAAGCATTTTGCAAAGCACTCCAGCAGCAGGAACAACCCTCAAAATTTCTTTTGACCTGAACACGGACGATTCCGACATCTTCGCCCAACTATACAATGGCTCCGCTTATACCAACACCACAGCGGGCAGCGGAAGCAAAACGGTCTTTTTGACAATGACGGGAACCGGATTCATCCGCTTTGGCGGGTTAGATGCCGACAAGTTTGTAGAGCTGACCAATTTTACTGTCAAAGAGGTCCAGAACGTGGGCACCATCAGTGGCGCAGCGATTCAAGCGGACGGCGGCACGGAGCTGGTTACTAATGGGACGTTTGATACGGACTCTAACTGGACTACCGGTTCTGGCTTCACAATATCAGGAGGAAAAGCCACGCGAGTTATTGGGCAAAATAGCGACCTTAGCCAGACCCTTAGCGCACCATTAGTTACTGGGGCACAGTATAAGATTTCTTTCAATGCCGAGGACACTTCAGGAAATACAACTTTTGCAGTACGGTTAAAAACTCCGGGTGAAGTTGAGAGTTCGTTTGAAACACGGGGCGCTGACAATGAAATTTTTCTGACGGCTTCAAATGCTCACACTGTTATAGATATAAGACCCGGCGGTTCTGCCACTGGTGGAGCTATAGACAACATCTCCGTCAAAGAGGTCACCGAAAGCGTCCCCAAGCAGGTCCAGAATCTGCCCAGCGGAGCGAGCAAGAAGAGCCTGTCTTTTGATGGGACAGATGATTTCGCAAAAATTCCTTATCAACTTCCTGCAACCACGTTTACTGTTAGCCAGTGGATAAAAGTTAACGAGGACAGCTCTTCAAGTACGGCGGTTTATATTTGGGATGCAAGAGACCTTACGTATTCGGTAGCCAACATTTTCTTGCCCGTAAAAGTCTCTACCACAGAATACAAGTTGCGTTGGTGGAATTCAGGACAGTACCGCATAGACGATTCGACCACTTACCCGATTGGTCTCTGGCAGCACGTTGTTTTAGTAAAAGACGGCAGCACTGGCACTATGTATGTCGATGGAGAGCGCCTAGCTTCCGCAACTACATTCAGCAACCCTACCAACACCCCAGAGATAACTGTGGCTCGGCGCTACCATGCCCCGTTAAATTTTGGAGAGGTAGACATAGACGAGCTAGCTATCTGGGACACCGCACTGGATGGGGACTCCGTGAAGGCCCTATACAACGCAGGGTTGCCCACGCCTGTTACCACAAATACTGGGGCCTACGACATCTACAAGGACAACCTCCAGGCGTATTACAAGATGGGGGACGCATCGGACCCTGCGGCAGACGGGGAACAGAATCTTTTATTTGACCAGAGCACGAATGGTGGAGTCGGAAGTGAGCTAATTAGTAACACAGATTTCTCGACTGCCTCTGGTTGGAATCTTGACAGCAACGCGAGTATTAGTGGCGGCAAGTTAGTCTTAACCGGCTCAAGCGGGATCAGTTACGTTACGTTGGACCTAGATGACGGACACGCTTACGAGGTCAGCTTTACTGTTGAAAACCTTACGTCAGGAACCGTTAAGCCATACCTAAATGGCACCAATGGAACGGTGCGGAGTGCTAACGGCACCTACACCGAAATTGTTCTCGCAGGTTCCGCCAACACGATTGTCGGCGTTAACCCATCAGGCACGATGGAGATAGATAATTTCTCCTTGAAGAAGATTCAGAACGCGGGCACCATCACCGGAGCCACTATCCAGACAGAGGCACCCAAGGCTATCTATGCGCTTGCTCCAGTTGACAACAAGTTCTCACTAAACTTTGACGGGACGAATGACCACTTGGTGACCCAGGTGGACGCAACAGCTCAACCAAACAACGAGTCGAGATATTATAGCTTTTGGGCAAAGGCCTCAAATACTGGTGCTTCAGCAAGAATGCCAATCTTCTCTCACGGAAATGGAACAACCGGCGCATTCTTTTTCCACTTTTCTTCAAGTCAACCCAAGTTGTTCATGGCAACTAATGTCAGTCAAAATTGGGTTGATAACTCGGCTCAAGACGATGGTGAATGGCATCATTGGACGGTTAAAATAAAATACAATGACATAACCGGATGCGAGCTTTGGTGTGATGGAGTGAAGCAAACAAAAGGAACCACTACTAATTCCGGCAGTATGAACACTTACAGTTCAGGAATTACTTTGGGGTCAACTTTAGCTTCTGGGCATTACTTTAATGGAAGCATCGACGAATTCTCCATCCATGAGGACCTAGATGATGAAGCCATTCGTGCGCTCTTCAACAGAGGACGCCCCATAGACATTTCTAGAAATCACGGCGCATACGATTTGAGTGACAAGGCGCTGCACTGGTGGCGCATGGGAGACGCACCGGGAGGTCAGATAGGGCACAGCGGGGATGTGTTGTTTCAGGGTTTTAGTGAAGAAGGAAGCGAGCTAATTATCAACGGTGACTTTTCTTCTGGAGATTCAGACTGGACCAAGGGGACCGGGTGGAGCATTGCTAATGGAGTTGCTAGCTGCGATGGAAGCAACAGTAGCCAGAGCACAATAAAGACGGAATTAGTAGTCCCGAATGGTCAAAACAATGTGCTCTACGGTAAGACCTTTCAGCTCCAGTTTGACATACTGAACTATAGCGCGGGCACGTTAGCTGCTACCTTAGAGGGAACGGGTGGGCTTGAACTTCAAGGTCTTAACTCTAATGGCAGCTATACCGCGTTTTGCACCACGACAAGCACCAATCCGCGTCTAAATTTCAATGCCAGCGCAGGATTCATTGGCTCAATCGACAACGTGTCTCTTAAGCAAGTTCGTGGTCAATACATCGGGCCAGATCTGATTACTAACGGTGACTACGAGACGGGAGACCTGACAGGGTGGACAGTAGACAATGCCGGCGGGCAAACAGTAGAGGTTGCAAAGAATAGCTTAGGCTCTAACGCGCTGCATATTGTGAGTGATGGCACATTTGCCCAGGCGACTCAGACAATCACTTCATTAGCCGCCGGAACAGTTGCGCAACTTAGCTTTGATTATGAAAATTTACGGGTCGGCGGCCCGCAAGCAGTCGTTAATGGAGTTATTTCCAGTGTCACTTTTGCTCCGGGTTCGGGAAGATATACACAATATTTTGTCTCAGACGGCAGTGACACTATTGCGATCAAAAGAAATGGGGCGCCCGAATTTTTCGTAGACAACGTCAGCGTCCGCGAGATCGGAGGCGCAGCAGTCATGACCAATATGGACCCAAATACAGACCTTCAAACAGATACCCCTTATTAATAACCATGAGCAATTACGCTAATAGAAAATGGGTTATAATGACCCTTGCAGACATTGACGCCGGTGACATTACCGAAGAGCAGGTGGTCATCGACGAAGAGACCGGAGAAGAGACTACGGAGCAAGTGGTTGTCGGTAATATCTATATCGACAATGCTATTGAAAGCTCCAAGGCTACCCTCCGACTATCGGTAGATGGAACTAAGACCATCCTCAAGTGGGATAACGAGACACCAGAGCCATTTGCAGGAATGTCTACGTTTTCCCATCAGGAAATCCTTGAAGAGCTTTCTGGTGCCGATTGGACCTCTCAGGAAGACACTCCATAATAATTAATAACCAATGCACACAGGAACCGCTAAAAGCCTATATACCTCTCTTGAAGGGAGCAGGGAGCAATACCTGGACAGGGCAAGACAAGCTTCAAAGCTGACACTTCCCTACATTATGCCAGATGCTGGCTTTGGCGCATCCTCAAGATTGGACACACCGTTTCAGGGTGTTGGGGCTAGAGGAGTAAATAACCTCGCCTCAAAATTACTGTTAGCACTCCTACCACCCAACGCCCCTTTCTTCAGGCTAAACGTAGATACTTACGGATTGCAGCAAGAAGGAGCACCAGAGGAGGTAATCAGTCAAGTTGAGCAAGCTCTTCAGAAAGTTGAAGAGGCAACAATGGATGAGATCAGCAGGGAAACCTACAGGACTGGTCTGCACGAAGCACTAAAGCATCTCATTGTTACAGGAAACTCCCTTGTGTATCTTCCAGATTCTGGAGGTATGCGTGTGTTTCATTTGGATCGTTATGTGGTTCAAAGGGACTCAATGGGCAATGTTATCTACATAGCGACAAAGGAAAGCATGAGCTACGCAGCTCTCGATGACAACATGAAGGCTGTTGTTGATGTAGATGCAAAAGATCCTATGGCAGAGGTAGACCTATATACTGCTGTCTGTCGCAAAGAAAACAAATGGCATGTCTTCCAAGACATCAATGGCAATCCCGTCGAAGGTTCTGAAGGAAATTACCCACTAGATCAAAACCCCTTTATACCTTTGCGGTTCAGCAGAATTGATGGAGAAGACTACGGCAGAGGATACGTTGAGGAATACCTCGGGGACCTCCAATCTCTTGAAAGTCTTACAAGAGCGATTGTTGAGGGCTCGGCTGCTGCCGCAAAGGTTTTATTTCTTGTGAATCCAAACGGAACTACAAGAGCCAGGACGTTGGCTGAAAGTCCTAACGGGACCATTACTCAAGGTAATGCAGCGGACGTTTCTGTTCTCCAACTAAACAAGTTTAACGATTTCAGGGTGGCTCAAGAGACTATTGCTGCCATCAAAGATCGCCTCGGGCACAGCTTCTTGCTTACCAGTGGTGTTGTAAGGAATGCAGAGAGGGTTACAGCAGAAGAGATAAGGATGCTTAGTATGGAACTTGAGAGTTCTCTTGGTGGTCTTTACTCACTTCTATCTACTGAACTTCAGCTTCCACTTGTGAACAGATTGCTTGCCAGCCTGACAAAGAAAAAGAGGCTACCCAAACTACCAAAGGACATTGCCACTCCTGTGATTATTACTGGTGTTGAAGCACTAGGCAGAGGTAACGACCTCCAGAAACTTGACTTGTTCCTTGCTGGGGCAGCTCAAGTAGTAGGACCACAAGCTGTTTCTCAGTATGTCAATGTAGGTGAATACTTCAATAGAAGAGCCACCGCATTAGGTATCAAGACAGCAGCTTTAATCAAATCACAACAAGAACTCCAAATGGAGATGCAGATGGCGCAACAAGCCCAGCAAGAGCAAATGCTTGCAAAGATGGGACCAGCGGCTATCAAAGCAGTATCTGACAACACAATAGAAGAGCAGAGAAACCAACAACAACAACCTGAGGAATAAAAGACATGGCTGAAGCTAATAGAGTGGTAATTAACGAACCCACTGAAAACGAAGAGATCACACTGGAGCAGCAAGCAGAGATGCAAGAAGAAGCCGTTGCTGCCAGCGAAGAACAACCAGCTACTGAGGAGCGTCCTGAGTGGCTCGATGAGAAGTTTAATTCACCAGAGGATCTAGCTAAGGCATACAACGAGCTACAAAAAAAATTGTCTGAGCCAAAGGAAGAGACAGAAGAGGTAGCTAGCGAGGAGACACCATCAGACAACATTGACAGCTCTGGTGCAGTGGGTAAGGCAACTCTTGAGTTTGAAGAAAAAGGAGAGCTGAGTGAGGAAACCTTTGCAGAGCTAGAGAAAGCAGGGCTGCCAAAGGAATACGTTGAGTCATACATTGCAGGACAACAGGCACTAGTAGAGCGTAATGCTTTGGATCTCTATAACTCTATTGGTGGAGAAGAAGAGTATGATGGAATGATCCAGTGGGCAGGAGAATCACTGTCAGAACAAGAAGTAGAAACATTTAATGAGCTTGTTGTTAATGGAACGCCAGAGCAACAAAGGTTGGCAATCAAAGGACTTCACGCTCAATACAGAGGAGCAACTGGTTCTGGTCCAGTTCTCAAGCAGGGAACTACAAGTGGTAACTCTGTGAAACCGTTTAGCTCTACAAAGGAACTTCAAAGAGCTATGAGTGATAGGCGTTATGCAGAAGTTCCATCGTATCGTGAGGAAGTCGAAAGAAGGCTTTCTGTATCCAACATCCTATAATTACTGACATGAACTTTATTAATTACATTATTGAAAACAAAGAGGAAATCATTGCTGTTGCCAGCTCTGTGGTTGCTCTGGCTTCTCTTGTCGCAGCTCTTACGCCTACCCCCAAGGATGACTCTTGGGTTGGTAAAGCATACAAGATTGTTGACTGGCTGGCGCTTAACGTAGGTAAAGCCAAAGACAAACCAGCAGAGTGATTTCTTCTATTGTTAAGTTACTAATTGCTTTTCCAAAACTTGCTGACCTGTTTTTTAAGGTCCAAGAGTCTTATGTTAAAAAGACTAAACTGGAGCGTCATAAGCGTAACCACGATCTTATTGATGGCTGGGTGCGCGGCACCGATGAAACCGACAAGGATACCAGAGTTCATCGAAAAGCTCCAAGTCCACGATTTTTCAGAGAGTGAAAGAAACACCATTAAGGAAATTCTTCATTACGTGAACGACTTGGAACACGAATAAATATTTCGTCTAATAAAGCTTAATCGCTAGTAGACCTATGCCCACTGAGGTGGATAACACAGGACGAACAAGATAAAGCCCAAGGACACCAACCAAACCAAACTAACAACTAAACCAAATCGAAAGGCTAATATATTATGGCTACTAACATCCCCTCGATTCCCGGTGTAGCTGGAAACCCTGGTGCAAGGGCGACCACTGCAAACGGAGACAATGCGTTGTTCTTGAAGGTGTTTGCAGGTGAAATCCTGACGGCATTCAACGAGAGCAACATTATGAAAGACCTGACTATGGTTCGCTCCATTAGTTCAGGTAAATCGGCAAGCTTCCCAGTAACAGGGACTGCATCGGCTAAATACCATCAGCCCGGTGAGTCGCTTATTACTGACAGTTACTTGTCACAAATCGCTCACAACGAGAAGCAAATCTTCATTGATAACCTTCTTGTGTCTTCCACTATGATTGCTGAGATTGACGAGCTTCGTAACCATTACGATCTTCGTTCTATTTATTCCGCAGAGCTTGGTAAGGCGCTTGCTAAGGAGTGCGATATCAACATCATTAAGACGTTTATTGCTGCTGCTAGAGAAGACAACTCAGCATCCGCTAATAAACCTATGGGTTCTGGAACTGAGATTACTGGTGCAAACCTGACAACCGTATCTGCTCTTATTGACAAGCTGTATGAAGTAGCGGAAACGCTGGACGGAAAAGATGTTCCTTCTGAGGACCGCTTTGCTGTTATGGCTCCGCAAGAGTATTACAAGCTGCTTACTGCGGACAACGTAGCAATTAACAAGGATACTTCTAATGCTGGTAACGCTGATGTTGCCAAAGGAACTATTGTTGAAGTTGCTGGTCTTCGTCTCTACAAGAGCAACCACTTGAAAACTGTTGTAAACCTTGGAGACCTTGACACGGCTTCTGGTTCGGGAACTGCTAACACCGCTTTTGGTGTTAACAACGACCCGTTTGGCTCTGCGAGTGACAACGGCTATAATACCAACTTTAGCGGTATTACTGGATCTAACGGCAACGGCTTTATTGCTGGTCACGGATCGGCTGTAGGAACCGTTAAGCTCTTGGATCTTGCTACCGAAAGTGAGTATCAGATTGAGCGTCAAGCTACCCTCTTTGCAGCCAAGTATGCAATGGGTCACGGTGTGCTTCGTCCGGAGTGTGCTGTTCTAGTTTCGACTAGCTAACCTAACTAACTAAACTTGGAGGCCCCCATAGGTTCAATCCCTGTGGGGGCTTCCCCTTTTTCTATTTTAAATTTATGGCAACTCTCACAACTCCACTAGAGGCAGTCAACAGTATGCTAGGTCACATTGGAGAAGCTCCAGTGAATAGCATTGCAGACACCTCTACCCTCCCTGTTTCAGCTTCTACAGCTTTGTCAGTATTGGATGAAGTTAGTCGAGAGGTGCAAACCATGGGGTGGCATTTCAATACCACAAACAAATTTACTCTTACGCCCCAGCCTGATAATACAATTCAGCTTCCTGCAAACACACTGCACGTAGACGCAACTGACGGCTCAAAGGATGTCGTTCAGCGGGGCCTAAAACTTTACGACCGTAAAAACAATACAAACGAATTTTCTGGTTCTCTTGATGTAACGATTACGTTTCTGCTGGACTGGGATGATCTGCACGAACAAGCACGTAGATATATCACACTCAGAGCATCAAGAATCTTTCAGACGCGCATGATGGGATCAAGAGAGCTAGAAGCTTTGATTGCCAGAGACGAATTTATTGCTAAGTCACTGCTTGAAGAAGTAGATTCTAGGGGAAGTGACAGGACAATATTTGACAACTACGATGTCTACACAGGCATTGGTATTAATCGTAACTACGACATTTAATAAAATATGCCGCTCATCAACACTTCTGTTCCTAACCTAATTCAAGGGGTTAGCCAGCAGCCTGATACACTCAAGTATGATGGTCAGTGCAAGGAGCAGATAAACGCTTACTCTTCTGTATCTGATGGACTGAAGAAGCGTCCAAATGCGAACCTTGTTAAGTATGACGCAACTGAAGTTGGTGAAAACGCTTTTGTTCACACGATTAACAGGAGTGAGTCTGAGAAGTATTTGATGGTTATTACTCCATCTACGTTGACTGTTCACAACTTGCTTACTGATGGTGTTATAAAATACAACGATGGCAACACAGCTCCTATAGCTTTAAATCCTGCTTATTCTTATTTAGCAACGAGCAATCCAAGAGAAAACCTCAAAGCTATTACTGTTGGGGACAACACCTGGATTGTAAACAAGACGGTTACTACTCAGATGAGCCAAGTGGCTTCAGATATATCTGATGACGTAAATGAGAACGAGGCTTTGATCTTTGTTAAGCAAGCGGGGTATGACAAGAAGTATGAAGTGTCTGTTCTTGGAACTAATGAAGATGTAACTACTACAGATTCCGGGGAGGGAGGTGTAGGAGGAAATCCTACTCCTAGCCATTTAGATCACGATACAAATTTAAAAGTAGATTCAGGAGTTATTGCTAGTAGGTTGTCTGCTAAATTAAACGACATACCAAACATCACAGCTACAGTAGAAGGATCTACAATCAAACTTGTTAAGTCCACTACAGCAGACTTTAACATTAAAACAAAAGACGGCTTCGCAGACAAAGGACTTGGTGTGGTCTACAAAGAAGTAGCGGACATCACTGACCTACCTGTCGTAGCTCCACATGGGTTTCGTGTAAAGGTTCGTGGGGACGCAGAGCTTGATGAAGACGATTACTATTTAAATTTTAGGACTAACGAGATTCTTAACAATGGAGAGATGGGGCGTGGAGGCTGGGTTGAGGATGTAGGCTTTAGAGTCCCTAGAGCATTTGATGCTACTACGATGCCCTACAAGTTGGTGTCTCAAGGCTTAAACAGCTTTTTTCTTGGTCATATTGGATGGAGCGGAAGACAAGCTGGTGATCTTACGTCAAACCCCAATCCATCTTTTATAGGAAGCACTATTAGCAATCTTTTCTTTTACAAAAACAGACTTGGATTTTTGTCTAATGATAAGGTTGTTATGAGCGAAGCAGGTCAGTATTTTAATTTGTTTAGAACTACAGTGACCAATTTGTTGGACTCTGCTCCGATTGACATTGGAGTAGCTACTACAAACGTAACTAACCTAGAGTCAGCAATAGCGTTTCAAGAAAACCTTATTTTGTTCAGTAACAGGGGACAGTTTGTTCTCAAAGGGGGCGACCTATTAACGCCCTCTACAGTAGCTGTAAACCCAATTACTAACTACGATCAAACCGAAGGAGTAAATCCAATTTCTCTTGGTTCTTATATTTACTTTCCGTTTACCCGTGGCAACTACTCAGGACTCAGAGAGTTTGCTGTGAGTGCTACTGGTGACACCTACACGGCTGAAGAAGTCACAAATCACATTCCAAGTTATATCCCAAAGAATGTCATTGATGTTGCTGGGTCATCTACTGAGGATGTTATTGCAGTTCTTAGCAGTGAAACAAAAGACACCTTGTATATCTACAAGTATTTCTGGAGTGGTAACCAAAAGATCCTTAGTGCGTGGAGTAAGTTTACTTTGCAAGGGTGTGAGATCAGAGGAATTGACTTTATTGACTCAACTCTTTACATCACAACCGACAGGTATTTTGGGACTAACTACCAAGTTCTTAGCGGTGGTGAGTATGGAAGTGGTGCTTTAGTTTCTTCATCTGGCAAGGACTTTATGATCCTTAGCATGACCTTTACTTCTGGTCTTCCTGACGAAGAGAACCTTAGTGACGGATCAAACCTAGGCTTTATGACTCACCTTGATTTTAGGGTGACTAAAAAAATTAGGGCCAATCAAACACAACTTACAGCAGTAGATGACGCTACTGATACACACCTAGATTACTTCCCGCTAGAGTCCACAGATTTTAACGGAGACAGTTTTAACCCTACAGGAGCACGGCTCAAAGTAATCGACAGGGCTACTGGTGTATCTATTCCATTTACAAGAAGTAAAGTCACATTCAATGGTGTAGATTACATTACCAACTCAAATCAGCTTGTCTTTGAACAACAAGCAGCAGACAGAGACGTATTTGTAGGTGTCGAGTATGACATGCAATATACGTTCTCTGAGCAGATTTTTAAGGTGGCATCTGGTAAAGGCAAATCAGCCACCGGATACACGAAGAATAAAATAAAGAATGGAAATGTGTTCTTTGATGACTCAGCCTTCTTTCAAGTAAAGGTGACACCAGAAAGACGCTCAACGTATACAAACGAGTTTACAACACAAGTTGTTGATGACTCTGATGTAGACAGCATTAATCTTGATTCAGGGATATTTAGTTTCCCTGTGTTTACCAAACCAGAGAACACAACCATAACCATCGAGAACGGAACACCATACCCAAGCACACTTCAAGGAGCTGAGTTTGAGTCGTTTGTTCATTCTCGATCCAACAGGTATGGATAACTCTGTCCTGCATCATTACAAAACAGCTAAAATATGTAGGGCTGAAGAGGCCCACGTAGACCCAATAGTCCAAGATATGAGGGCTATGGATGCGCTAGAAGTAAAATGTGTTGGGTCTACACCCAAGGATGCGCTTCTCGCGGGCTTAAATAACGACTTATACACGTTCTCAGTGCTCGACCTAGAGGACAATCCACTAGCCATGTTTGGCTCAGGAGGCATTAAGGGAGGCCCTGGATACGTCTGGTTACTCGCTTCTGACCGCTTTAAGTTAGCCAGAAAAGAGTTCGTAAGAGTCTCTAGGCTTTGGGTCAATACAATTATCAAACCATTTACCTTCTGCGGTAACGTAGTTCACAAGGACAACGAGCAAGCAATTCGCTGGCTCAAGTTCTGTGGGGCTACATTCATTAAAGAACTTCAAATAGACAACCAACCCTTCTACGAGTTTGTCATCATCAACAAATCAATATAGATCATGTGTGCGCCAATCGGTTTAATCGCGGGAATTGCTTCTGCTGGGGCGTCCTTTATAGGGCAGCGCCAAGCGGCATCAGCACAGGAAAGAGCACAAGCAAGAGCCACGGAGCTTGAACAAGCCAGACTTAGGGATCAATTAGGATCTGCAAGACTGCAACAGGCACAAGCAAATATAGCGTCAGCGCAAAGGATTAGATCAGCAAGCCTTCAGGCAGAGCAAGCTAGAGCAAGAGCTACAGTAGCCGCTGGTGAAGCAGGAGTTACTGGGCTTAGTGTTAATGCTCTTGTTGATGACATGACAAGAAGGGAAGCACAGTTCAGGTTCTATGAGAACCAAAGGCAAGACATGAGCAACACAAATCTAGCTCTGTCTATGGAGGATGCGCGTATGAGAAGCCGTATGAACTTGCTTGGGATTAACCAACCAATTAATCAACCTAATTTTCTTCAGTCTATTGTTGGGGGATTTCAAACAGGACTTTC